GTGTTTCCGCATTGATCAGCGTGTTGCCAGTGCCATGAAAGCTATTACCAAATTCTTGCTCAAACTGTAGCTCAGATGTATTTGAGATCGTTTGACGTTTCCATTCTTCATCGCGCCCCGGAACATCCCACCAATCGACGCGGAATGGCTTGAATTCATTGACACCCTGTACTGCACCTTCCCAGATGCGATGGAACTGATTGCCCACGCCGTTCGCAGTAGAGGTAATGATGACTCGCGAGGTCTTACCCGAAGATACTACAGGATATGTCGAGGTGTAGAATGTTGTTGCGTCCTGCACGAATGCAAACTCATCTAGGAACAGCAGGTTGACAGACAAACCACGGATTGAGCTACCCGACGTAGCAGCTGCAATGATGCGCGAGTTATTGCTGAACTCAATCGATCCTTTGTTCAGCGCGCGACATCCAGGCTGTAGGAAGAATGGTAAATTTTCGAGTGCGAGCGTGACACGCGCAAGCATTTCACGCGCTGTTGCTGCTTTGTTTGCGAGGATTGCGATAGTTTTATCAGGCGAAAACAGCGCAAACCACAGCAGGTAAATGACAGAGCTGATCGACTTACCCGACTGACGGCATGCAAGCACAATTGAGAATCGGTTGTCATTGAAGTGCTTAAACATTTTACCCTGATAAGGATAAGGCTCAAACGCAACCAAGCCTTTATCAAGATTAATTACCTTAACATAGGTCCGAGCAAAATACTCGGGATCCTTCATGCACTTCAGATACTCTGCGACTTCATCTTGCGTGAACTTTTGTTGCACGCCATCGCGTTTGACCTGTGGGTTACCGAGGTACCCCAGATCAGCGTTCTTGACGAACATCTGGTTCTGAGGCTGTGACATTTTTCTCCTTTAGTTGCTCTATCAGGTGCTTTTGCAGATCTGTTGTTGATCCTAAAAACAGATTGTTCTGTGTCAGAGCAGGCTTTGCTTCAGCAGCAGCTTCTTCCTTCTTTTGGATTTCTTTCTTGGCTTTTTGCAGCGCCATTAGTTTGTCTGTCATATCTGAGGTGTTCTTTAGCATATTGCTGAGAACTTCAAACGCACGCGGATGCTCAGACTGCATCGCAAGGTTCAGCATCTGCTCGATTGCCTCGTTTGACTTGCTAACAAGATTGCGATATGTCTCACGCGAAAACTCGTAGTCATCCTTTACGTCATCCTGACCAGGAGGCGGCGGCGGCACCGGCATATTTTCCTCGAGCTTCTTGATTAATTCTTCACTTGTTTTACTCATGATATAAGTGATAGTGTTTAATCAAAGTCCGTGAACGGAATCAATTGAGTTGTAATTGGTCCAGTTGGGCTTGTCTGTTCAATGTCGATACGCTCGATAGGCTTTAGTGTATCCTGATTGCGAAAATCTACCAGAACATTATGAATCACATCTCTGTCGGAGATAGGCCCATAGAATCTTAGACGAGTCTCAAAGTCTAGAGTGTAAATGATTGCGCGGCGTTGCAGAAAATCGCCCTCATAATCCTCATTCATCTGCACGCCAGTCAGCACAAATGGAATATCAGTCTTAAGATTTAGGCTATCGAGATCCTTGATCGTCACGCTATATTCTGGCTGAAAATATGGAAGAATTTGCTCGATGATCTGCAATGCATCATCCTGATTTTTAGCCATGATCGATAACTGCAAACCCATACGATAAGGCGCAAATGTTCTTACTGTCTTCTTCGTGGTATTGACTCCAGCCTGAGCAACAGTGATTAGATTATTGCGATTAGTCTTGATCGAGCTATCATAGACCATCGTGACGATCTCAAATGACATACGAGGTAACTTCATCGCGACCTTCGCATTGTCTAATCCAGGTTGCTCATCTAAACGAGCAAGGAATTTTTGCTTAGGTCCATATGCAAGCGGCACTCGAGTTATATTGACGACATTGCCGTCTCCATCTTTTCTAACGACTGAAACGTTATTGAATAGCGTGCCAAATACCGCTACAGTCTTTCTGATTGTTGCGTGGTAAAAGTGTCCGCTAAACATTTGATGGATCTCCAAATGGATTGTGTTCCGTAAAGTCAATGATAGTATCAGCAGTTACTTCCATTGCTCGATTTTGAGCACCCTGTGCGTTGTTTACAAATGTCAGATTTGTCTGCGTATTATCGATCTCAAATATTCCAGTAATATTCCACTGTGCTCCGGAAGTAATGCCAATGAGTTTATCCGACAAACCTGTTGTTACTCTAAATTTAGCAAATGCGCCAGTATTTGTCGAGATACCTCCAAGTGCAAGTTTAATTGCTGCTGTTGGAGATTCTCTATCAATCTTTAGCACCTTACCGTAAATTTCCTCTGAATCACTTCCACTCGTTGCGGGCACCAATACCTGCTTGACGTCTTCACCGAGGACAAATGACGCGCCGGTGCCGCCTTCGATCTGCACGAAGTATTCTGTGCTGAACTGCTGCTCAAGCTTGTCAAGTTCCGGAATACCAGTCTTGACTTCCTCATTGGAGTATTCAAAGAGCTCGCAGCGTAGTTTATAGACCGGGAACTTTGAGAGCTGATAGAACGGAGATTGATGATCCACAAACTTGATCTCCATGAAGCTCTTTGAAAATGGCAGGTAAATTAGATCACCTTCTGCTGGACGACTCGAAATAATGCCATTATTCCAGACCCCTACTAGCTTATCCCATGTTCGCTTCGCAACTACAAATGTTGCTTGCTCGCGAATTTCTAGTCCAAACTTAGTAAACAGTGATCCGTCACCGTCAAATCCATCGACGTTCTCCAGATACATCTCAATCATATAGGCGTCATCAAACTTAGACTCAATTGCCTCGTTGAGAATCATATCGCGCGACACCATATTGCGCGGCAGATAGTAACAGTCTTGTCCGTAGATCTTCAACGACTCTACGATCAGATCCTCATAAAGGTTCTGCTCGGACTTGACAGTCTGAGAGAAGTATACGTTGCGCGCCATAGATTATCCTACAAAGAAATCGACTGGCTTCTCGTACTTTAACTCCATCTCGTCTTCAAGCTGTTTGATTTCTTCAATTGCTTCTTGGTAAATTTGCTGGCCGTTCATTGTAACTCCACCCGGAAGCTGAATACCCTCAAACTTCTTCAGGTTGATACCCCACTGACGCTTGATAAGTGCTGTGGTATACTTCTTCAGGAACATATCGTTGTAGATGTCGGTGTATGTTTCTGGATCAATTGCAGAATATGCATCGACCATCACATAGTCGCCAGCAACTGCTCGATATCCCCAGTCAAGGTCGATGTACAGACGATTCATATGGCGGTTGAACCGTACTGGAGGAACACCGTTCAGCTGCATATCCAGCATCTCCAGGAATTGGCGTGTCATCTCGTAATTGACAAGAGCACCTGCGTACTGAAGATCGTAGACATCATTCAGGTGCATCTGATAGCGAGCAGACCACATACCCGAGGAAGACACGGTATTATTCCCCAGCGGAAAAATACGAGATACGAACAGGAGCTGGTCGGGAATATCAATATATCCGTCGGTGATGTTTTGCTGTGTCAGCTGATGCTTTCGATAGTGGCGAATGATCGCATCCGAGTGATACTCACGATAAAACTGAATAGCCTCATCCACGCGGTCAGAAATCTGATCGTCGTCTACATTGATCTCAATTACTGGCTGTCCGAGTGAACGTAGGCAGTAATCGATGAGAGTTTGTCTGGAATTAGGTGAGGCCATCGAAGCGGGTTATTGCTGGTTTAGCTGAGCTACTTGCTCGGGTGTTAAAATGCTCTGTGACCAAGTACCAGAATTTTCTGTCAATTTAATGTAATGCCCCTTGAACTCAAATACACGAGAATTACCCGGCTGCTTTGCATTCTCAATTCTCTGATTAAGAATTGCAATTTCTTCTTCCTGCATTCCAAAATGTATAGTAGGCATATTAAGAAGAGGTGTTATTTTCTACTGGTGCTGGTGCAGTAACAATATTTAATGGAATTCCAGTAATTGTACTGTTGTATTTTTCTACTGACATTGGCGTAATTATCCAGTTCATTACGTTATACTCATCGCGGCGCAATGTGTAGTATGTGCCTTTATATTCAAAGGTCTTAGGCTGATCAGCAGCTTTGTGCTTCTCTATCAGCGCGCGAAATTCTTGCTGGTCTGTGGACATAGTTTATGTCGTTGGCGCTGGAACTGTCGGTGGTAGTACTACACCTGGTGGCGGATTGTTCGGATCAATCACGTTTATCATAAACTGTCCAGGTTTTGCATCTTTCGATGTGCGTGGCGTCAGATGAAAAATCTGAGATTTGTACGCAAATACTTTATTCTGATCTGGCGCTTGATGTTTTACCAAAAGATTATTAAACTCGATCTGCTCTTCAACAGAAAGATTCTTATGATTTGGCATTGATGTCGCTACAGAAATTTTTGGTTGCAGTTGCGATATTTGTCTTGCACCATTTGGAGCAACAATTGCCTTAAATTGCATGCCTTTCCAGGAAAAACGTCCATCAAATTCAAGAGATTCCGTGGCAAGACGATCAATTGCTGCAGCATCGTCAGCGGAAAATTCTTTGTGAATATCGATATTATGTAAAGTACGATGTGGACTTTCTAAATTTTTCTGCGCAATTTCTGCGGGATATAATCTCTGCAGATCTGCGCCCCACTTATTAGTTGGGCACTGAGCGCTTTCGATATGTACCTTTTTGTCCATAAAACATCCGCACTTCATGCAGCGAGTATCGCGCAAAAATTCGCACCCTTTACAAATATCCATGCGCGCCTTGGATTTTTCGGCAGACGCTAGCAAAGGTTGGCCGCGGGCAACATCAATACTCGATGTCCATGCCTGTTTTAATAGATTCCGCGCCATCTGAAATGCAGATGGAAACTGCACTGAATTTTCTGATTCAAGTGCGGACTTAATCTCCTGAAATTTCTCAGGAGTAAGCACCGAATTATTTGGAATATTTGGTTCTGGTATTGTATTCATAATCACATTATTTAAGCGCATGCGGCCCATGAGGAAGTGTAAACATTATATTCATGTTGAAAACACGTATAGCGATTTCCATTGCTGCATGTTTCACCGCACGGGCAAGTGCAGTAAGTATCACACGGCGATTGGCCGCACGGGCACGGATAATTAGGATTGCTTACCCAACTGCAGCATCCATAGCAATCACAGGTGCAGTTTTCATTATTTTCATCACAGCATCCATAGCAATCGCAGGTGCATTCATAGTTTTGTGAATTTGCGCACCAATCACACGCATTTCCGCAATCGCATCCGCCAGTACCATATCCAAATGAGCAATCGCAATTGCAGTCATAATTGCAGGCATTGCAAGTACACGATTCGCTACAATTATGACATCCCCATGATCCATTATCTTGGCAGTTATCGGTTGTGCTGCAATAATCGAAGTTGTTGCAGTGATCAAATACTACTCCAATTCCAGCGGAGTATGACGTTCCAGCAGAATTTACCATTCTGAGTCTGTATGCCATATTATTACTAACTGTTCTATAAGATTCCGGTTGTATAGTAATCCAGGATCCGGCCGTTACAGTAGCAATTGCTGTTGCGTGTTCTGACCACCCTGAGCAATTATTATATGCTGTTCTCTGTAAATAAACTGTAATACTACCAGTACCGCTTCCAATATACCAAGAAATCTCATCATCCCAATTCGCATTTTGGCAAATATATGCTGGAGATCCAGTAAGATTTGTTACTGCTGCAACTACTGCGCTGCTCTTTCCATATCCATCCGACATTCTGATTGCACCACTCGCTACGCCAAACAGTGTACGCACACTTGACTGATTCAAAGAAATTGTCGTAGTACCCGGAAGGTTAAGCTCCACATTGACTGCATTGAGCGAAATCGCGCCTGTTGATGGTAGTGCCATGGTAAATTAGATGATCTATTTATATACCAAAAGAAACAGGCTCGGAATTACCCGAGCCTGCATTAGAATTGACTAAGCTTACCCTGCTGGCGGCGGAGTGGTCGTAGGAGGAACCGCGGGCACTACAGGATCAGGTGTGGCAGGAGCCGTTGGTGACCATGGGAATGCACCCTCTGCGACTTCAGATGACGCATTGACCTTCTCGTCGATCTGACGCTGAATCTGCTCGTTCACGTGCTCCTCGTATGGGCCAGTCACAACAGACTGAATCCACCCAAGAACGGTAGCCTCTGTGAGCTGCTCGAATGCCACGAAATTATTT